GAAATTACCCGTGCCGAGTGGATAGCGTTTCGATGGGTTGAGGCCCCGCAAGCGATGGAAGATGAAGACAGGATTTTCATCACTGACGGCAAGCGGACGCCGGACGAAGCGGCGCAGGCAGCAGAAGACTGGGACATGACGGCAGAAGAAAGGGAAGGCGCAGCATGAATATTCTTGTAACTGCAAAATATGTTTCCGGACCGGCTAATGAAGGCGGATCGAGCCGGTTTTACAAGACGGTCATTGATACGTTGTGGGCGATGGGTCACACAGTCACCGCCACGAACAACCCGGCGGAATATACCCATATCGGATTTGACCTGATTATTTGCAGCCACGGGGAAATCCTGGACGCCATTAAAGCGAACCCGGCGCCCAAGGTCTGCATTTCACACGGCATTATTGAAGATGAAAAAATGCGCCACGGCGCGGACAGATACGTTGCAGTCAGTGAGGAAGTGCAATCATTCAACCGGGAACGCGGCTTTGAAAGCGAGGTCATACCTCAACCGATCACAATAGTGAAACAGATCAGGCCGGGGAAAGAGCTGAAAAATATCCTGATTATCCGGCGCTATCCGATGACCCATGACCCGTTTGAGTTTCTGTCCGAGAAATACAATGTCATGGAAAGCGACATTGACAAACCGATTGAAGATCAAATTGCAGAAGCCGATCTCTGCATCACCTTGGGGCGCGGGGCGCTTGAATCCATGGCGCAAGGGAAACCCGTACTCGTTGCCGACAACCGGGAATACATCGGCGCGATAGGCGACGGCTATGTCAACGCCTCGAACATCAAGGAAATCGCACGCTGCAATTTTTCCGGGCGGCGGTTTAAACATCCGTTGACACGCGAATGGATTGAAAGCGAGCTGGCGAAATACAATCCGGCTGATTCTGATTTCCTTTACGATTACGTCAAAACGAACCACGAAGCGGGGAAAATCGTCGGGCGGTATCTTAAAGAAACACAGATCCATTTAATCATGCCTCTGTGGAGAAAAGAGAATGTCGGCATTTTAACCGCTGCATACAGGCCGATGCGCGTCATGTTGCATCCTATAATGTTCAGGGATGAAGCCGTGGAGTTTAACGAGCCGTGGATATTCCCGGTCATTGTTCCGATGGACTCCAAAGACTGCAAGGCGGCGCACCCCGGCACCTACAAACGGAATTGGTTTATTGAGAATTGTCAGATATTTGACGATGACTATTATGTCACCGTTGACGACGACGATATGTATGAGCCGAACGTCATGAGCGAAATCAAGGCCATGAATGATGATATTGTTATCATCTCAATGAAGCGCGGCCACAAGATACCCGTTCAGGCCGTCCCCCATCGAAGATACCCGACGAACACGCTTTTGGCCTCTCCCGACAACGTGAAAATATCATCCATCAGCGGCCAGCAGTCGTTTGTCAAAGGCAAGATATTCAAGGCGCATTTCTTTGATGATAATTCCGGCACCTGGGATGGTGAAATGGCAATGCACCACAAGGAATCAGGCGAGAAAATCACCTACCGGCCCGACCTGTTCGCGCTGTTCAATTTCTATGAACCTGGGCGCTGGGAAAAGGGGCTTAACGTGTCCTTTGGCGTAATGGTCAACGATCCCCTGCGGCTTGATATGGTGCTGAAGCAATCGCAAGTCCCAAAAGGGATAAAATTGCATTTTATTCAAAACCCTGAATCGGCCACGAAGGGACTGAATCTTCTACTCGATAAAATCGAGGCGGACGGGGCGGACGTTGGTATATTGACCCATCAGGATATGTACTATCCGGCCGGATGGATTGAACAGGTCAAGGACCAGCTTTCAAAACTGCCCGAATCCTGGGTTGTTTGCGGGATCGTCGGGAAGGACATGCAGGGGCGGATCGCCGGGCAATTTCACGACAGGAGAATCCCGTTGGACTTTAACACGCTTCACCTGCACGAGTTCCCTCAACCGGCCTGTTGCTTTGATGAGTGCTGCCTCATATTTAATATGAAAAAAGGCTTTCGGTTTGATGAAACATTTGAGGGGTTTGACTTATACGGGACGCTTTGCGTATTGCAGGCATGGGAATCCGGCGGGAGCGCGTGGGTGATTGATGCGTTTGCAGAGCACTACTGCATGAGGCCGTTTTCATGGCATCCGGATGATCTGTTTATTCGGAACTATAAGAGGCTTTATGACAGGTTTCAGGGAATCCGGGTTGATTCGACAGCCCTTGGGCTTCCCCCGGACGGAGAAGTAATTTTTGAAACATCGGCGGCGTTAGGAGAAGAAAAGAAAGTAGCATAACAATCAGGGTTTCCGCGAGGGCTGATCACCCGGACGGGACGCAAGAGAGAACTAAGGCGGCTGGATAGGGCTATCCCTCTATTCATGCCGCCTTTTTCTTTGCCCTGAAAACAAAAGGAGGAAGGAAAAATGGCAAAGATTTCAGGAAAAAACGGGAAGGTAATGTACGGCTCCGTCGTCGTGGCGGAACAGGTATCTTGGTCAATGAGCGGCGTAACCATGCCGACGACCAAGGCACCGACGGCTTTCGGTGATACGGGAATGGCGGTCAAGGAAATCACCGACCTGCCGGACGCGGGTACTTTGGAATTTAACGGAAACTGGGACCCGTCCAACGCAACCCAGAAGGCCCTTCACACGGCTTGCGCGGCAGGAACGCACCTGACGAACCTCTATCTCTATGCCAATACCAGCACGTTTTGGCGGGTAGGGACTGGCGGTTACATCATCGTCACGAAATCGCAGGCGATTACGCTGCCCCGGAACAATTTCGGCACGATTGCTTTCAGCGGCGACATTTCCACGGCGGCGATGGAGCAGGTCGGAACCGGAACCTGATAAGCGGCGCGTTTAAATGCCCAGCATTCAACGATCTCGGAGCGAAAGTGTAAATATCCGGGATAGAAAGGCAAAGTTTTATGACCATTTTCAATGATAACGGGGCGGCAGAGAATCAGGGGGTTTGGTTCAAATTCCAGACCTCCCGGTTTGACGCCGAAAAAAAGGAAACCGTGTTTGATCCCCCGGCGGATGACGCGGCGGAGTTTTGCGTTCGTTCTTTGATCCCGTTCTTTACCGAGCGGATGAAAGCGCGAAAAAAGAAATCTGAATTTATCTTCAATCCGTCAACGCGGGCGATGGAGCGGGTCAGTTATTATCCTGACCTGACTCCCGAGGAAGTTCAGAAAGAGCAAGAGGACGCATGGGACTACCTCATTATCGGGGTCAAGAATGCAACGTGGGCGGACGGAACCCCCATTGAGTGCAACCGCGCAGATAAGGTCAAGCTGATGAAGATAGAGCAGTTTGATCTTTTCATCGGCCACTGCCTGAAAGTATTGGCAACCGGGGAAAAGAACGAGGCAGAAGTAGCCGAAAAAAACTGATTGAAGCCGCGAAGTGGCTCATGGAGTACGGGCCGATTTGCGGTGATTGTCGGCGGATGTACGCAGAAAGGAATCCACCCGGTGAGGCCCCGTGTCAATCGTGCCGCGTGGATGCGGTGGAAGAAAATGAAGATGCGATAAGAATTTTTTTCTTGACACAGTTTCAAGTCATCATGGGGCCACGTGGCCCCGTGGACATTAACCATCTTGCCGTTCATGCGGCGATGGAACTTTACGGGATCAGGGACAAGCGGCGGTGCTTCGAGGGCGTCTTGAAGCTGGCTAGGTGGTGGCTGGAAAATATCAAAGAGGGAAATGATGAGGGTTGAAAACTGGAATCCAAACGCAATGGACGAAACCTTTGAAAACGTCGCCATTGAACGGCTTGTTGACGGTGCTGAACTTGTCGCAACGGCGGCAAGGCGTCTGTGTCCCGTCGGAACCGTGTCGCGTCCTATATATAAGACCGGCCCTTATGCCGGGAAAAACTGGACAGCCAGGGACGCCGGACAGCTTAAGCGTTCAATCCGTGTTGTCAGACAGAAAACAAAAAGCGGCAAGGCATTTTCAAAGAAACGAAACGTCCGAGTGTATGCCGGTCACTTCCTCGCATACTACGCGAAAATTGTTGAGTTTAACGGTAGGGCTTTCATGCGTCCGGCGCTGACTGCTTCACTGGCCGGACTTAAGGAAATCATCGGAGCAAAGTAATGGCTGAACAAAAAATCGGAACTGTCTTTGTTGAACTTGACCTCGATCCCTCGCGTTACACGAAGGGACAGCAGCAGCTTCTTAAGGACGCCACTACAACAACGCTTAATATTGAAGAAAACTTCAAAAAATTAGGCATTAAGTCATCGGCTGAAATGGATTTAATGAGGCAGAAAATCCAGAACAGTTATGACATGATTGCTAATTCCTCCAAAGCCACGGCGAACGACATCATCCGGGCAGAGCAAGCGAAGAACGATCAGTTAAACCGCCTCAACGAACAGCAGTTCGGGAAACAGAAAACATTTTTGTCCGACGCGAAAGAAAATTGGAAAGCCTATACAGCGTCCATAATCGCCGCCGGGTATGCCGCGAAAGAGATGATTGATGCGTCTCTTAAAATGGAGCAAATCACATCCTCGTTGAAGGCGGTGACTGGCTCATCCCAAGGCGCGGCGGTTGCATTTGACTATGTTCGCAGCGAATCCCAGCGGCTTGGACTTAACCTCGAATCAACCGGGCTTGCGTACGCCAAATTTGCCGCAGCAACAAAAAACACAACCCTTGAAGGCGAAGGCGCAAGAAAAGTATTCAGCGGGGTGTCAGAGGCGGTCACGGCCTTAAAGCTCCCCGGCGAATCAGCAAACGGCATTTTCCTTGCTCTGTCACAGATGATGTCCAAGGGCAAGATCAGCGCCGAAGAATTATCAGGTCAATTAGGCGAACGGTTGCCCGGCGCTGTTAAATTAACAGCCGACGCGATGGGTTTGACCACGCAAGAGCTGCTTAAGCAGATGCAGGAAGGCAAGTTAATGTCCGCCGATGTATTGCCGAAATTGGCAGAACAACTGCATAAGACATACGGGTCGGCAGCGGTTGAGGCGGCAGAAGGCGGTCAGGCCGCAATCAACAGAATGAACAACGCCATGTTTGAAACTAAGGCGACCGTCGGCGACGCCTTAATGCCCGTCTTTGCCGATATGGCGAAAGGAATCTCATTACTCGCGCCATACATAACCGCATTTGTCGGCGGCTTGAAGATGTCAGCGGTAGAATTATTCGGCTTTGTAGATAAGGCGTCAACGATAGCCGTTAGTATATTTTCAGGCGCTATTTTCGGCTCCGGCGGGTTTGATAAATTAAAGAAAGACCTCTCTAATATCGACGCTGCGGTTGCCGATTCCAAAAAGCAAATATACAAGGACATTGACAAAGTGGCCACGGCGCAAGAAAAAGCCGGTGAAGCAAACCTGCAAATGATGAAAGCGCAGGCCGCCGCCTCAAAGAAAACATCAAACACCATAACAGCAGAGGAAAAGAAGGCCGCAACCGCCCGCGAAACCGCGACAAAGCAGCTCACAGAGGCAATCCGCAAGGCCAATGTTGATATAGATCAAATCAATAAGACCACCTTTGAAAAAGAGATGGTCAGGATCAACGCAGAAGAGCAGGAATGGCTTAAAAAGACGCAGAACGATGTCCTCGTTGCTGAATGGAAATCCGGTCAAATCATCCTTGCCAATCAAAAACAGGAAGATGAAACCTTCAAGATGTGGCGCAAGGCGGCCGAGGATGCGGAAGCCGCGATGAAAGCGGAGGCCGAGCTTGGCATTAAGATGACCGACGACGCTATCAAGCGCTGCGACGAACGGCGGAAAGCGGAAATCGAAATCTATAAAGACCTGCGCGGCTATGAGACAGAGAACTACAACGCCACGCTAGAATTGATAAAAAAGAAAGAGACTGATCTTCGTGCGCTGGGTGTTTCTGAAATTGCCATTGCCGCATGGGTGGCAGAGGAAACCCGGAAAGCGGAGTTAAAGAAAGCAGAATATTCAACCTCGTTCTTTGACGGCGTGAAGGCCGGGCTTGAAGACATTGCCGCAAAACAGACTTCATGGGGCAAGGTCGGCATTGATACCGTCAAGTCGTTTTCCGATAATGCCTCAAAGACTATGGGCAGCGTGTTCTTTGACGCCTACAAAGGGCAACTGAAATCTGCCACGGAATACTTCACGACGTTTTCAGACGCCCTTGTAAAAACCTTTACGGATGCCCTTGCTAAGATGATCGTTGAAGCCGCGTTAAGTAAGATCACCATGTACTTCAACGCCACTTGGACAGAGGGCGCGGGCGCTGTCCTCGGGGCCGTCGGCAAGGTGCTTGGATATGCGGCGGATTGGTTTTTTGGCGACATGGTTCCAGACGCTGGGCAGGCATACGGCGGCTTGATTGGTGGCCTTAACCCCGGCGCAGACTCTTACGCTTACGATACCGTCCCGGCCATGTTGTCGCCCGGCGAATACGTCATGCCGCGATCGGCGGTTAATCAGGAAACCGTCGGCGCCCTGGAATACATGAGGCAAACCGGGCAGAGGCCAAGAGGTTATTACATCGGTGGAATAGTTGGTGGGCTGGTCGTTCCGCCCGTTGTCGTTCCTCCTGTCGAGCCGCCTCCGCCGCCCCCGCCCCCGCCTCCAATCCCAACACAAGGCACCACTCCTGGGCAGGGACCATCGGCGCGAGAAATGGCGATACGGGCTTTGTATGACGCAAATCCTGAACTATGGGCCATGCTCGACAGCACTTGGAACTGCTATGGCGACTTTGGCGTTGATCCTGCCGTGGGGTCGGGCGGTTATATGGTAAACACCGCGCCGGAGCGGATGCTTCAGGATCCGACAGCATTTGGCCTGATGGCGGCTTCGGAAAACTGGCTTTATGGGAAAAGGATAAACGGGGCGCAATCGGTATTTGAATATTTGCTGGATTATGGAACATTAAAGCATCTTCAAAAATACTGGTCTTCTGCGCAGGCCCCTGACAATAACGGCTGGACATACACCACATTCTTATTGAATAGGCTGACCAACAAAATAGGGTACGGTCATGAGTATGGGTATAATTTAAAAGGGAACGAGGCTCGAAATGACTGGTTTCCGTGGGTCCACGGAGGACTGATGGCCGCTAGTGCCGCAGTTGCGACTTATGGCGCTGGATTAGCGGGGGCGGCTATTGGATCTGGATTATTTGGGACGGGCGCGTCTATCGCGGGCGTTACTGCCGCACAGATCGGCGGTGCCGTCGGAGGATCGCTGGGTGCCAGTTCGTTCAATGCATTCCAACAAGTAGGCACTGATGCTCCGTTTAACTGGGCGACCATGGCCATGAGCGCCGCATCGGGGGCCTTCAGCGGAGCCTTGATAGGCAGTTCTAATTTATTTACACAGGGGGGCCAGGCAGCCAGAGAGCTTACTGCTAATACCGCAGGCAACGCAGCTTATCACGATGCGTTAGCGTCTGGATTGTCGCGGGAAGCCGCTGAAATTGCCTATATCAACGCCTATAATGCCTCATTAGCTAATGCGACGGCAGAAATAATTCAAGACATGGGAATAAGCGCACTGACTAGCGTTGGGAAAAAATACGCCATAAGCTGGCTACTTGGATTAGTTATGGGTAAGCCACAAAGCGGCACCCTCGGCATCGGCTTTGAGGGCGTGTCCGGCGGTGAAGGTCTTGCCGCGTCCATCAAGAATTTTCCCGGCAGCATCGGCGGTTCTTTCGGATTCCCCGCAAAGAACGGCCTTGATTACGTCCCCCGCGATAACTTCATGATCCGGGCGCACGAAGGCGAGGCGGTATTAACCAAAGAGGAAAACAAGAAGCGGCGGGAAGGGAAGACCGGGAATGTCCTTCATTTCCACTTCCCGCACGCGCTTGTGGTTGACAAGAAGGCCGTAAACGAACTGGCCGGGCTGATTTATCCGAGGCTCGAGAAAATGGCCGCGTGGGGGCATTGATCATGGGAAAAGCGAGGTTTTTATATTCCAACCTAATCACCGACGAAACCATGCTGGCCGTGTCGTCGTTAAGGACGGGCGTCGTCACGTCGGCGCTTAAAGAAGGCACCGGCAGCGCGACCTTAAATACCAGCGGGGATTTCAGCGGCTCAACCGATCTTGAATACACAGTTGAAATTGACAGCATTGCCGGGGGCGCCGAGGTCGGTCAAGCCACGTTCAAATGGTCGGACGGATCAGGCGCATGGAACGCCGTCGGGGTCACGACATCGGCGGTCAATATCACGCTCAATAATGGCGTGCAAATCAACTGGACGACCGGCAGCGGGGCGGACTTCGTTGTCGGGGATAAATGGTATTTCAAGGGCGTCAACCTTTTTAATGCTGGCAAGATGATTGACCTTGACCGGGATCACCGTTACAGGTCGTCGGCACTCGAATCACCGAATACAATCACGATCACCCTGGCAGCGGAACAGCTTATCAACGCCCTAGTTCTGTATGACCACAACCTTTCAGCGACGGCCACGATTGCGCTATGGGGCGACGACGCGGCAACGTTTGATTCGGACGGCGGCGCGGCGCAGGTCATTGAAGCCGTAACATGGACGGCGGATAAAATTCTCCACTACCTGACAACGGCGGACAGAACGAAGCGTTACTGGCAAATCAGGATCACCGACACGGCCAACACCGACGGCTATATTGAAATCGGTGAGCTATACTTGGGCAGCTATCTGGAATTGTCCAGAAACTACACAGAGGGCTTCGAGCGCGTCACGGAAACATTCAAGGAAGGCTCCAAGCTACAATCTGGAATCAACCGAAATTGGTATTTTGGGAATCAGGAAGTCTTTAAACTGGAGTTCAACTTCATGCCGGCCGCCGACGTTGTGAGTATGCGGGCGCTTTTTGCCGCCATATCTTCACGGTCAACCGGCCAGCTTTTGCCGTTTTATTTGAACATGGATTCAGCAGTTCCGGCGGATACGTGGCTTGTTGAGATCGAAGAACTGCCGGTGACACACAAGACGCGGGGATTTTACGAAATGGAACTGGAACTAAAAGAGAGGGCGGCCAGTGTCTAGGACATTAATCAACGTCCATAAACGCCTTATGCGGGGAGAAATCCCGACGCCTTATGTAATGGTTCAAACACACATGGGTTACAGGGCGTATTCAAACCGTGAGCTTTCGGGCGTGTTCGACTTCGCGGGCGTGCTGGCCGACGGCACCTACACAGCAGAAGGCGATTACTACGCAGGGTCATTATCGTGGGGCGCCATTGAGAAATCGGCGCGGGTTCTGGATTTTGGTTCGTTCGAGCGCACTATATCACCGGCCAAGGATGACGTTTTAACCGCGCTCGGGAATAAACAGCTTCAACATATCAGCGTTGAGATGGACAATGTTGACCGCTATTTTTCCAAACTGATTGCCAAAGAGCCGTTTATAGGCCGTCCGATTTACGTTTTTATCGGCTTTCAGACAGAGCCGATTGATTCACATTTCCCTATTTTCCGGGGCACGATAACGGAGCTTTCCGTGTTGGACACAATGACCATCGAGGCGGATGAAAAGTGACAACCAAACTGACAGATACCCACTATTTGAAACGCGCCGGACGGTATGCCGCGCCGCTTAATTCAGCGGACAGACTCCCCGTCGTCTATGGTGATCTGACAGACGGGACGCTCGGGGTTTGGGTTCTCCCTGAAATCGACACGGTAAATTTCGTTTATGCTTTCGCCGGACATGAAGTTCTTTCAGTGGCCAACGGAAACACCATCGCAATTTATGAAAACGATCTATTGCTTGACCCGGCCATGTACACCTTCAATGAGGCCAACGACTATGAAGGGCTTGGGGTCATAGCCACAATAGATTTTTCAACGCCGAAAACGGGATCAATTATCACGGCGCGGGGGATGGGAAAACCGACAATCAGCGGCGGGGCTACCCTCATGGAGAACATCATTGATATTATCTATGACCTGATGACCGTTGAAAACGATTGGACGGCGGCCAACTTCGAGGCGTCGGCCAAAGCGCGGGCGTCGCAGTTATTCACGGCGCAAAGCTATAAGGCGGCGGGGGCTATCGTTGAGGACGCTGTTCTTTGGGATATCGTAACTGACATGCTTTCGTCGTTCTTAGGCTCGGCCTGGCTGGACGGCAACGGAAAACTTGTCCTCGATATTGATACCAATACCATCGCTTATGAATACGGCCAAAACGCTATTTTCAGCCGGTCGGATACGGAACTGACAGAGGCGATTCAGCGACTGGCCAATATCATTAATCAGTGTCCCTGTAATTATTCTTACAACTACGCCGCCGGGGAATTTCGGAAACAGACCAACGACACCGCCCACGCGGATGCAATCAGCCAGGGGATTTACGGCGTGCGCAAACCGAACACGCCCTATCAATTCTACTGGTGCCGGGACTTAACGAGCGTTCAGAAGGTGCAAGACCTGATCGTGGCGAAGTTTAAAGACCCTCTTTACGAGATCACGATCATGGATGCGACGCCGAAACATTACGATGTTGACGTGGGCGCAATCATTATTTTCAGCGCGGAAAGTCTTTACGGGAAAGACGGAAATCCGTTGCGAAATCACTTTTGGCGGGTTCTTTCCGTTCAGCCGGATTTGTCAAGTATGACGGCCAAAATAAGGGCGTTACAAACTGACTATTACTTGACGGCTGGCTATTTAGCAGACGGAACTTACCTCGCGGACGGCAGTATTTTCGCGGGGGCAAACAGAGACATGACAATATTTTAGGAGGCTATTATGGCAGATCAAAGAATCGCTTACAACGAATACATGGTGGGGGCGGGCCACCCGACGAAGGCCGATACGCTCAACCGACACGCGAACGTGGAACACAACGCCGACGGCACGCACAAGATGACCGGGGGCGCGGCGGGGGTGCTCTATTACCACGACGGCACGAAGCTGACCGCCTTTGGCCCCGGTGCAACAACAAAGATTCTTGTCGGTGGTGGGGCAGCAGCACCCGTATGGACCGAAGCCACAGGCACAGGTGCTCCTGTAAGAGCTACAAGCCCAACGTTGGTAACGCCTATCCTGGGAACGCCGACAAGTGGAACGCTGACGAACTGCACAGGGTATCCGGCTGATGCACAGGGAGCAGAAAATAACACAGAAACTATCCAGTACCCGATCCCCACAGCCGCTTATATGCTCAAAGCCGCCACCGACGGATCACCAGCAACGGCGACGAACACTGATGCCCAAGTTGCGGACGCGGTAAGCAAGGCGCACACGCAGCACACCGACACCGGCACGACGGCAACCAGCTTTAAAATCAACACCGGCGGGTCAGAAGCCGATCTTCAAACAACCGGCCTAACGGCGGATCGGGACTATACGCTGCCGGACATTGATACCATGCTCGCTGGGGCGGTTTTGTTGGCGCAGAATACGTGCGAAATCATAGAATATAATACACCA